GTCTACGGTGATCGTAATAGACTTGGCGTGGTTTGGCGGGATGTTAATCAAAATACGGTTTGCCGCAAGCCCTGGTTCAAACTTCATAGAGGGGTGTAGCCACCCTGGATCTCTACCCTCGATCACATCTACGATATTCTGCTGATGAGCAAAGGTGCGACTATGGAGGAACTTTTCGCGGAACTCTGCAAAGGTCAGGTCGTGTACGTCACCGGAGGCGAACTGCTTATCCTTGAGACCAAGGCGGGTTCGATCTACCTTATCTGCAAAGATCTTATCTGTGCGACGGTAATACTCATAAGTCTTAATGGACTTGCCAGCAGAGGCAGTAGCTGCCTCGACGGTCATACCTTCTGCAACAGCGCCGAGGATAATTCTCTTGGCAATATCTGCTGAGTTATCAGCCACGTATTCCTCCTACAGATTAAATCGCCCGGAAGTGATTTTATTATCGGGCTGAGGAATTTATCGGATCTAGTATTTAGATAGAACTCACCCGACTAAATAGCGCCGCTAGCCTGCACTGGTCGGGCTTAGCGCCCGAAGGAGCCACAGCGAACTGAGGGGTAAGTCAGAACTCGGCCTAGGGGCCTCGCAAGAGGCCAACCGTACGGGTCGCAAAGTACTCCCCGCTTTGCTCCCCTACTGTATATAAGGCAGGAAATTTACTGTATTTCCCGTTTTATTTCTGTGATGTTAATCACACACGGTAAAAGTGCTGTTCAGAGCCACTTACAGCTTCACTTTAGCAAATATTTTTTGTTGGGGACTATATATACCCGCGCCGCAAAATTCAGCAACGGGGGGTGCCGTTTTCCTGCCCTGCCTCGATCTGAGGTAGAGGGTTGGACAGTCTGCGCGGTATTGTCTGGCCGTGTTATGGGTAGAAACGGTAGGGCGTGCTCTACTATCGGCGGTAGGCGATCCTTAATATTTACCACTCTGGCGCCGGATCCTCCATCCCCTAACCCCTAGCGATTAAGTATCCGATACCGCTAACCCTTGCACCTCGTAGCTCTTGCAGCTACCTATCGCCCGCCTTGCCATAACACGGGCAGACACTATCGGCCCTATCTGTCTATGATCTTATGACCTAACCCGTCACCTATTCCCGACCTACCCGACCCTGCGACCCGTCAAAATATCTTTGCCTATATCTTGCCTATACGGTATAGGTAGGCATATGATTAGCCCTGCAAGATAAACCTACCGATAGGAGAAAAGATTATGTCTATTAAATTAAACGCTGGCAATACGCACCCGATCCACCTAGTGCAGCACGAGATCGCATTGACCGCGCCAGTCGGTGCAACGGTGCGATGGTCTTATCCTGGTTATATATCTATCGTGTTAAGTGATAATACCGAAATTGCTTTCGGTGAAGATCAAGAGCGCGATGGTGGATACGGGTGGAATGATTACGCGCCCGATGGGACTAATCGCTATCTCGGCTCTTTCGATGATCTTAAAGATATAAAGGCGATAGTCGCTAAACTATGGGAGCAGACCGCTCACTTAATAGAAAATAAAGGGGAATAAGAATATGAACGCTATTATTAAATTAATGAAAGAAGAGATCCTAGAGTCTCTTAAATATTCCACGCTAGAAGAGATAGAAGATAGATCTGGTGAGACTATAGATAGTCACCTCCCGATCTATAATAACCAGATTATAGAAGAGTGGCAGAATATGCCTAGTGAATATGATAATCGCGGGAGCGCAGAATTAGGTACTGGTAAAGATATAAATATCATTAATCTTATGTCTCTTGATCTCTACCTCTATTATAGTGACCTATTCTCTAAGGCCCTAGAAGAGATTAGAGAAGAGATAGCGGTGAGCGCGTGAGACTAACTAGGCGCGGGCGTATCGTGCGGGCGTTACTTATCGGGGCGGGAATTGCCCTAGTCTTAGCACTGGTCTTATGGTGCGCGGGGAATATATGGTGGACGGGTGAGAGGTGGTGTATCGGGTCAATGAATAAGTGTATCGGTCTCTAGTGTCGGTCTATCCTGCACCCCGTGAGGGGTGCGGGGTGGTCTGCAACTAGGCAGAATAGAGAGGGGCTAGATTATGGATAAGTGCGATAAGTGCGAGAATATGGCGCGGGTTACGGTTCACAATTTCACCGATATCCGCTACTTATGCGCCAGACACGCGGGAGAATTATGCCTAAGTGTAGGGGACACGGCGGGCGTTGCTCACTTTACCGCCTTAATGCAGGGCGATAGAGTGGCGGTGACCGCGTGAGCGATCATATGGACATATATGATATGAGCTTTGATGAGCTAATGGATTATATCGGGGACGGCGATCCTGCGGAGATACTAGGCTAGAGATACGGTATAGTAAGGCACGCAGCTAGGCTATAGGTTATCTATCGCTCTCTCTCTACGGTAGAGGGAGAGGGCGGTAGAGGGCAGATAGCCCTAAATAAACGGTTAAGGGAGAGAATATATGAGCACACTAGAGCAAGATATACCACTAAAGAGCATAGAGGTAAAGAGTAATTATGTAGAGGTGGCGGGCGTTACCCTATTAACACTATTAGAGGGCGTGAGCTCTCACGCGGGTACGGATAAGAGCCTGCCTACACTTAACGCGGTACATATTGAGAGTGAGGGCGGCGTATTTAAGGCTAAGGCTACCGATAGATACCGTCTAATTGAGGGCAGCTTACTAAGCGTAGACGGGCGACTAGAGCCTAGCCTTATTCCACTCTACGATATTAAGAGAGTGATCGCTCTATGTAAAGATCATAAGGCTAACCGCGTGCAATTCTCCCGTATCGGGGACACGATTACCGTATCCTCACTAGGTGACGCGATTACCTTTACCGTATCGGGGGGCACCTTTCCACCTACTGAAGAGCTATTTACTAAGAGTGAAGGTGAGCCAGTAGCGGTAGAGGGCGTAGCCTTTAACCCCGCGTTTATGGCCGATTACGCTAAGATCGCGGGTAAGGGTGCAGCTATTAAGGTGTACTTTACGGGCGCGGGTAAACCTATGCGTGTAAGAATTACGGGTGACGCGATTAAGTGGCGGGCGTTACTTATGCCTATGCGCTATACCGATTAAGAATAGTGGCGTATTATCGCACTCTATCTATACGGTAGAGTGCGGTAATATCTTACTAAAGTGGTGAGATAGAGAGAGGGAGAGAGTAATGCAGCTACAAGAGATAGATACCCTGCAAGATCTAATTCTATGGGCGAAAGAGAATATGCCTAGCGCGTTAATTGTAGAGACTGAGGGCGAGATCATAATTCAGACTGGCCTAGAGTCTACTATGGGAGGATACCTACACCCGATAGAGGGAGAGTGCGATAAGTGCGGTGACTCTTATGAGCTATCGAGTAGGGATGGTAGGTGCGGTGATTGCGGGAATTGTGGCGATTGCTGCACCCATAAGGTAGAGGGAGAGAGTAATGCTAAGTAAGAGAGAGATATTAGAGATCATAGATAGTACGGCCAGCTTTAACGCCTATATTGAGGAGATGGATGCTCTTGATGGGCCGACACTAGAGCTAGTTACCCAAGTAGGTGGGGTAGATGGCGAGGAGTGGACGGATGAAGAGTGTCTGGAGATTATCAAAGATATTCTGGACCTTTATAGTGCCTACCGTAATACGCATAAGGGAGAGGATTAGAGTGAGCGATTACTATTACGCTGCCGACCCTGCCTTTTACGATAATTCTGAGTGGATCAAGTGCGCTTGTGGGAGAGAGTATGACCGCAGGGAATATAATTCTGACGCTTGCATAGAGTGTGAGAATGAACTAACCAATAAACAAATGAGAGAGAGGGCAAGTAAATGAGCGATTATGGATTTATGGTAGATGAAGGAGGGCTAATCTGCCCTAAGTGTGCAGATAACCCGTTATACAAGGGTGAACTAGATCGAGTAGATAAAGAGGGCTATCCTGACGGATATACCTGTGATGATTGTGGGGAGAGTAATGACTGACGACAAAGAGTATTTAACGCGTGTTGAGTTAACGCACGCTGAGCAAGTAGACCGATTTGGGTGGTGCATATGCGAGGACACAGACGGTCAGGGGCAACTAGCTGCTGACTGCCCAGTAGAGGGAGAGGATAAGTAATGAATAAAGAATATCTAATAGCTAAGGCAGATCTATGCAAGGATCTAGCCATTGAGCAGATAAGTAACGGAGATAGCGAGGCCGGCGTTGAGAACCTAAAGCGTATGATTAAGGCGTTAGAGGAGATCAACTTCATCAACTACCTAGAAGAGAGAAGAGGGAGAGAATGAGTAAGTCACACCCATTTTGCCGTGTGCCTATTCAGGCAGACGATTATGTATGCGAGTGCGAGAGAGAGGACGATGATGAGTAACTTAATAGTGGTCAAGACTAAACCTTGCTGCGTATGTAATGAGTATGAGATCTGGAGTCTGGATCAAGAGCTAGTAGATAGATGGCGGGGAGGGGAGAATATCCAACGGGTGTTCCCCGATATGAGCGCGGGGGAGAGAGAGGTGCTGATCTCCGGTATCCACCCTGCCTGCTGGGATACCCTATTTCCAAAGGAGGGAGAAGATGAGTAACTTCTATTCGACCAACCCTGACCTGATCTATCTATATGAAGTCACCGATCCGCAAGGCGTAGCTCTGTGGGGAGGGGAGAACATCAAGGATATGTTCGACTGGTATTGGAGATCCCCACAGGGGGCGAGGGTATTCATCTCCACGTGGGAAAGTGATGAAGAGGACGCTCAATTAGTGGGCAGACCTATCGAAATTACATCTATTGTAGGGGTTAAACTATGAGCTTTACTATTGGGATCATCATAGTATTACTGATAACCTATGCACTTATAGTTATGGAGGATAAGGTCAATGACGGAGATCGCTAGAAGAATAGAGACGGCCAAGCGTAGCGCGGTTATCTATCGCAATTACCGGCGGGCGAGGGAGAGGGCATTAACACGCCTATCCAATGCTTACCCTGAGACATACAAAGAGTTACTCGAACAGGAGAAAATTGTAGATGAACAGATGGGTAAGAAGTGGCTCGATATTGACGGCAGCACTGGTCAGTCTATGGATCTTGACTCCAGTTCATCACCTACGGGTGGAGGAGAAGGCGAGCAAGCCAACTCCGATCCAGACGAAGGCGACAATGGAGGAAAAGCGTGAGAACAAGCGAATCACAAAGCAATATAGTCGCGCTCTCGGATATACGCAGAAGCAGACATCGTGCCTCATCACCTTATGGACCCGTGAGAGCCGGTTTGACCACCTCGCAGACAACCCAAGATCATCAGCTTACGGAATTGCTCAACTCCTTAGAGAGAGAAGTCGAGAACCTGAACTTCAAATCCTTCACGGTATACGATACATTGGTCATCGCTATAGAGGCGATGCGTGTAGCGCTCTCCGACACTCAGACAGAAGAGGGTGGTACTGATGCTGACCGGAGTTAGCCTATTCGCCGGAATAGGTGGCTTCGACTTAGCTATGCAGCGACAAGGAGTAAAGGTCGTTGCCTCCGTAGAGATAGATAAGAAGTGCCAAGAGGTACTGGCACACCGCTTTCCAGAGAGCAAGATATTTGATGATGTAACTACAGTTAAGGGAGAGGATCTAATAAATGCAGGATTTACACCAAGCACAGGAATTATTACAGGAGGATTTCCCTGCCAAGACCTCAGCGTTGCTGGCAAAAGGGCTGGTCTTGCTGGCGCAAGAAGCGGGTTATTCTGGGAGATTGCAAGAATTGTGGATGAAACGCAGACAGAATACTTCGTCATCGAAAACGTCCCTGGTCTGCTATCCAGTAACAACGGAGCAGATTTTGGAGTCGTCATCGGGACGATGGCCGACATCGGGTATTCTATCGGATGGCGTGTGCTTGATGCTCAACACTTCGGAGTACCCCAGCGAAGGAAGCGTGTCTTCATCGTTGGCAGACGTGGTTCAGACTCAACCAGTCCAGCAGAAATATTATTTAACAGTCAAGGCAGCAGAAGGAGTGCTTCGCAGAAGCAACAGGAACGGGAAGTTGCTACCGGATCAGCTACAGAGAGCATTTGAAGATGTGGTACGTAAAGAGCAGGAGAGCGCAACACAATGAAGATCACGAAACTTGGATCGAAGGTGGAGTGTGTCCCACATTGAACGCATTTGATAATAACGCTGAAGTAAGAGCAACGGTTCTAATCTTTGAAGCTACACGAGTAGACGATACTCGTATCTATGATGGCTACTCTCCAACTGTAGCCACATACTGGGGAACAGGTGGGGCGCGAGTGCCTTACGTGATCCATCAAGAGGTGCCGGTTCGTAGACTCACACCTATCGAGTGTGAAAGATTGCAGGGATTTCCTGATGATTGGACTGAAGGATGTTCTGATTCGGCTCGTTACCGCCAGATAGGAAACGCGGTAGCAGTACCAGTAGTAGAGTGGATCATTCAGGGTATATCTGATACACTCTGAACTGCCCTCCTTTCGAAGGACTAGCCCTCATCCAACTCTCTCGGATGGGGGTTAGTGCTTTCTAGCCACCGTTACTGTAGAACCCTGGACCCTTGAAGGTGATAGCCGGCGATGACCACACACGATACATAGAATTGTGGCAGTCAGTACACATAGGCTCAACTATCTCCACGTGGATAGACTGCTCAATCTCTCTGGTGCTACCGCAGTCACACTTGAAAGCATAGATCATAACTTAACCGCCTCATTTATATCTAAGAACCCTACTGTCTTATCAACTGTAGCCCTGTTAGCAAACTCTGATGTAGCTGGCATTGGATATACACCCCACTCTGGCTCTGGCATATCAGTTAAATCAAATGAATAGATACCAAGTGGAGTCGAGTTAATGTAATAGGGCAAGAGATCTCGGTGATATGCCTGAGAGATTAACTTCTCATACTTTGCTTGCTCTATAAGTAGCGTAGGATAATGGGCTTGACGACACTTTAACTCTATGAAGTGAGCAGCCTTCGGACTGATGCAGTCAAAGGCATCGTATATTCCTGGTGCTCGCTCAAGATCTGGATAGAGATTCATCTTGAGAAAGTCAAAGAGTATAGCTTCGTTCATCTAAAGGGTGTCTCCCCACCTAACTCATCCTGCAATCTACGCAGGGAGTTAGTGCATCTACGATCAGCAGTAGATACTGCACACTCTAGGTACTGTGCTATCTGCTGCAAGGTAGCGTTATCGTAGTGACGCATACGCAATACAGCCTGATCCTTCTGGTCTAGTTTAAGAAAACACTTCTTAATATCTATCAGGCTAGCAAGTAGGTTGCCACCTTCTGCTGGGCTAGATGATCCGCGTGGTTGACCATCGTTAATCATCTCCTGCATCTGCTCTAATACTGTGCCATCTATGACTGAGGCAATAACAAAGGGTAGTAGCTG